TCACGTTCAGCCCGCCGTCCCCCTCGGATTGCACGTCCCGCAGCCGTTCGACCAGCGGCCCGACGCCGAAGTCGGCGGGATCGCTCTCCTTGCCGAAGGGCACCGCCGCGCCGATGACGCCCGTGTCGCAGACGCCCGCCACGATGGCGAGGGGATTGCCGGACGGCGCCAACCCGGCCGCGCCGTCCACGATGATATGCGTGACTTCCCCGAAGAACGACATGGCTCACCTTCCTTGGCGGTATGTCCGGGCGCTCAGCCGCCCAGCGGCGTTTCCGTGTACGTTTTGATGCCCGCCTCGAATGCCTCACGGGTCAGCATTGTGTCCTGATGCCAGCCCGGAAGGTACGAGGCGCCGGCCACGATGGAGCGCCGCACGTTCAGCGCCTTCGTCCACTCCGCGACCGTCCGCGTGCCGGGTTCGGCGCTCAGAGCCTCGGGCGCCGGGGGGCTGACGAAGCCGCTGGACAACTCGGGGGCCTCGGGCACCGGAGGCGCGGGGCTCACTTCCGTTTCGGTCCGTTTCGCCATCTAGCTCACCGTGACTTGAGGTGCGTTCACGTCTTGCAACGTCTGGCCGGTGGCGCTGCTGTAAACCGCGCCCGCGAAAGTGACGCGGATCACCGCTTGCTCACGGTCCCCGGGGCGCTCCGCCCATCCGCCCCACACGGCCTGGGCCGGGCTCACGACGATGGTCTGATCGCCGTTGCGAAACCCCTTGTCCAGGCTGGCCAGCAACGCGGTCACGAGCGGATCGAGATCGGCTTCCGTCTTGTGGACCAGCCGCACCCTCACGGGGAGCGTGCGCCGCACGAGCCGCCGCCAGACCGTGGATTGGTGCGTGCCCGGATCGTATTGCCGCCCGCTCGGGCGGCCGTCCCGCTGCAGTTGCTCCGCTTCCGCCAGCAGCTCCGCGTAGGGCGCCTGGGGCGGCGGCCATTCCCGGCCCTGCCGTTCGGGATCGTCCGTGATGCGCGCGGCGGGAATCCCCGCCGCCACGAGCTTGCCGTGCAGGTACGCTTTCACGGCGACGATCACGGCTCACCCTTCTGTTGGTTCGCACCGGCGAGCGGTGCTCACCCTGTTGTTGGTTCGCACCGGCGAGCGGTGCTCACTCCGCAATTTTCCGGACCAGCCAGCGCCCGGCCACGCCGTGGACTTCCTGGATATCGTGCGCGCCGAAGCCCAGGTACGGACGCGCGGGAATGCCCGGCCTGCGTGTGCCCGCTCCGCCGAACTGCTGGATGGCCGCATAGACCTTGTTCACGCCCGTGGTGACGTGATCGCCCTGCACCTTGGAGGCGACCGTGTCCACGAGCCCCCCTTGATGCCCGGCTTCCTGCAAAATCTTGATGGCGCCCATGCGGCGCCGCGCCTTGGCGACCATCCGCCCGCGCTTGCCGTAGACCAGGTTCCTGCGCGCCTTCCCGCCGCGGTTCTCCCCCCGCAGCTTTTGCAGCACCGTGCTGGCGGCCAGGGGGCGCCACGGGCGGCCGGAGGGATCGCTCTCTTTGTCGAAGCGGTCCAGCGTCTGCCGCTCCGTGACCACGCCGATGTCTTCCAGCAGGGGATCGAAGTCCAGGGCGCCCAGCGCCGCGAGCTTCCGCTCCAGATCCGGGAAGCCGGTCAACGCGATCTCCATCCCCACGCCCATGCCGTCCATTTCAGAAGCCCTTCAGCGTGTCCCGCGTTAACTGCCGCTCCGGCCCGGCGAACCGCACCAAATTGCCGCTGGACTGCTGGGGCGCGGGCAGATCCAGCGCCGCCAAGCCGGTGGCGATATTCCGCAGCCACGCCACCGCATCCTCGTAGCGCAGCCGGTAGTCCTCGCTCGCCTGCGTGCCCTCGCGCACCACCTGATAGAGCGCCACGTCCACGCACGTGCGCTTGACGATCTCCGGCACCACGGGCAGCGGCAACGTGTAGCGCTGGCTCAAGTAGCTGTCGATCAGCGCCGACGCATCCGCCAGCGCCTTGTCCAGCGCGCCCATATCGGGCTGGGCGTCGCCGTCCCGGTCCACCGCGTCCAAGACGCCCTGGCCGTAGCGGTCGGCAATGTCCTGGGACGTGGCGTAGATCATGGGCTCCTATGCCGTGGCTACAGTGTGGCTACAGAAAAGGTGAGTAAGGCGGCCCGTCTTTTTTCAACAGGCCGCGCCGCGATACCCCACGTGGGCGCTCATTGACGGCGGAACGGGAATGCGCGCCCCGCCACCGGCCCTGGCGTGTGCGCCGCGCTACTTCTTCGGCTCCGGCTTCGGATTGGGCAGCCCTTCTTCCAGCACGAGGCTCGGCTCTTGCCGCAGGGCTGCCAATTGCTTGCCCGTGAATTTGTCGTCGGCGTGCAGCGTCCGCGTAGCCGGATGCAAAACGCCGCAGCGGTGGAATCCCTTGGCGGGCTTCGCGGTAATGGCGATCATTCCTGCTTCCTCGCTGGGGTTGATACGGGCGTCGTAGCGCTCCGCACTGGACAGTGGTTTCAGGCCGTCTGCGTTACGCCAGCCACGGCACCATCAGCATCTTCGCCGAATTCACCCATTCGTTGGTCGAACCGTCGGCCGCGCGTTCGTTGAGCAAGAGCTTGCGGGCCGCTCCTTCCAAGGAAGGCGGCACGACCAGCAGGTTGGGATTGATGCCCAGCGGCCGCCCTTCGTCGCTCTTGCAAGCCAGCATGGCGGCGCGCGCGGCCGTATAGCCCGCGACATCCAGCGCCACCTTGGAGCCGAACGATTGCTGCCAGAAACCGAAGCCCACGTTGGAGCGGGCATCGACGCCGTAGCGGTATTCCCGCCGCATGAACACGCCCTCATCCTCGGGCCGGTTCATGGTAAGCAACTGGTAGCCCTGCCGCTGCTGGAAGATCAGCGGCTTGAGCGGCCGGGAGACATCCAGCAAGTACCATTGCGCGCCCGCGCCGCCGCCGTGGTTGCTGACCACGCCGTCGCCCACGGGATGATCCGTGTCGAACATGTACTGGCCGTCGTAGCAGGTGGTCGCGAACCCCGCCTGCAGCAGCGCGAAGATCAGCTCATCCGGATGCTTCGCGGCCGCATCGCCCATTTCCAAGAACAGGGGGCCGTAGATGCCGAACTGATCGTCCTCGATAGCCTTCTTGAGCACGTTGATGGTCGCCTCCCACTCCTTGTTCTTGATGGTGTAATCGAAGGCGCTCATACCTTTGATGTCCCGGTCGCCGATCCATTCCCGCAGCTTGGGAAATTGGCCCAGCCATGCGTAGTGCTCCTGCGAGGTGGCGCTCGGCACCAGCGTAGCCACCTGCGACCACAGCGGGGTGACACCCCGAAACCCGGTATTGAACGCGGCCTTGAAGCCCGTGAATAGGTTGTCCAGGTTGCCCTGGTTGACGATCAGGCCGGCCGCCCCGATGAAGGGCAGTCCCGCGAAGATGGCCGTGGCGTCCATACCGGCGCCGCTGGGCAGGTCCGTCACCGGAGGCACCGGCTGGACAAAAACCGAGGCCAGCACCGCGAGGGCCATCAACCCGGTAAACCAGAGCAGAGCTTTCATTGTTTCCTCTTGTGGAATCGTGAGAGCGGGAACGGCGGGAGGCGCCGGCCACGGCGGCTTACGTCGTCAGGATGCCCGCCGTGCGCAGCGTCGCCTTCAGTTGGTTGACTTCGGTTTCGATGGTGGCCGCGACGCCGGACGCCGTATCCGCGTTGGCGGCATCGGCGGGAACGCGCGGGCGGATCGCCACCCATACGCCACCCGCTTCCACCTCCACGACCACGCCCACGGGGGACTTGCCGGCCGCGCCCTTGGAGACGGTCTGATCGTCCACGGCGTAGGCGACCTTGCCCACGTCCGCCTGGGCGATGGCGTCGCCATTGACGAACCGGAACGCGCCTTGCCGCACCCTGACGATCTTGGCCCCGTCCGCGCCGCCCGTGTTGTCCACGAACTCTTGCGCCACGCCGGCGACGCCCAACGTCACGGCCGTGGTGGCGGGCTGCGCGTAGCCGGTGGCGCTCAGGAGCACCAGCGCTCCCGCGAAAATCTTGACGCCCGCCGCGACGGGATAGCCGATGTCGCGCAGGTCCCGTTCGGGAGTGATGCGGTCTTTTGCCAGTGCCATGTGTCACCAGGGTAAAGTTGACTCGTGCCTCTCTACAGTGGGACTACCCTCGCCATGCCCTGCCATGCGCTACGCAGTACGCGCCGCCTTGTAATCCTTCGGATCGATGCCCATCTGCGAGCACATCGCCAACTGATCCGCCGTCAGCTCGCCTTGATTGGCCGCGGCCGGTTGCTTGCCGGCCAGCGGCGACTTGGGATCGATGACGGTGGGCGCCGTCTCCATGAATTTCTTGAAGCGCTCCAACCCGGCCGCGTCCTGACACGACCCGATGTGGTAGTCCTTGCTGGCCGGCGCGATCTTGCCCGCCGCGATGGCGCTGTCCACGGCGGCGGCGATGGCCACGTCCCGCCCCGCCTTGTCTTGATCCGCGAGCTTCTTT